CTTTTTGGATTCGGAACGGTTGAATTTGCTTATGGTGTTTGTGGTGCCGGCCTCAACGCGATGTATTTTTCAGCATCTTCTTTTGTGACCAGAGAAGCATAATGCTTCATCATTATTGATGGAGAATGGCCGTGCATGGCCGCGCATTTTTCAGCGCCTAGAATTGGAAGCCAGCATGATACGGCGGTGTGGCGCAACCCATTGTCCGGCACGTCAACGCCCGCCAGCTTTCGCAATGCCACAAACCGGGCGTAAATGTTCTTGCCTCCAATCTCGACTCCGGGAACATCCAACCAATCGGAAAGCACGGGCTGAATAGGGAAGCATCGCCGCACATTTAGCTTTGTGGCCGCTCCGCCGATGTCCACAATGCCGTCATGCACGTTCTCCGGCTTCACACGGGCTGATTCTTTTGAACGCAGTCCGCCAAATAGAATCAAGGCCAGATAACCAAGCAGCGCGGGGTCTGATTTCTGGCAAGCCAGCAGCAATTTCCCAACGTCCGCAACCGGCATGATTTGAGGCGGCTTGTAATCCACCATCGGTATTTCAACGCCCATTGTCGGGTCTTTTTCAATCTGGCCGCGCTTGACGCAGCGGGAAAAGAAGCTCTTGAGATTCGTCAGCCGATTCTTCCGGCTCTTGGCCGCATAATCGCCGGCGGCCATCCATGCGTCAATTTTTTCGCAAGTGATGGATTGCACGGTTTCGTCCGGGTAAAATGCGGCAAAGGATTTAAGCGAAGATTTAAGCGTTGCCAGCGAGTTAGAACGGATGTCTTTGGACGCCAGATGTTCTTTAACGGCAATCGGAAGGGATTTCTGATTATCCGATACGCCGCCAAACACTTTGGCAAGCTGTTTGAAGCAATGTCTCGCCTCGCGCTGCAATTCTTCGGTTAGTAGATAGTCGGGCATATTATTCCATCATCCAGACATGAAACATTTGGCCGAGTCTGCGTCCGAACTGTTTCGGACTCATGTTCACCGTTTGTCCGACGATCTTACCATAAAAATGATTCAGCGAGAATTGAATTTTCATCCCATCCTTGCGTTCAAGAATTACCTTCAAGTCGGGACGGCTGCGACGCGGTTTGAATACATGGCCGATTGGCTCATCTGCCAACGAAGCATTGGCGCGGTCAATCCGGTTGCGCTCGTGCTTTCGGCAGGCGTTGAATGACCAACGACGACGTGCTTCGCGCTGTTTTGCAAATATCGGATTCACAAAGATTTATGGATTAGACTTCGCAGAATGGTCGGCTATCACAATGTTAGGCCACTTACATCATCGTGATTATTATGAGCATCAATCCCATCGAAATCGCCAAAGACATAATCAACATTGGCAGCACAGCCGGACTAAAGAAGGACGTGGTTGATTTGCAGGCGGCGAAGCTTCGCATTCTCACGGAGCAGCTTTCGCTGCTTGTAACGGAGAACACGCAGCTTAAATTGGAGAATCTCCAACTGAAAACCCTGGCGCAAAATAGTCAGCCATTCGCCGGAGGCTTCCATGATTTCGAGGGCGTATTGTGGAAGCGCACGCCGAACGGTTTCGGGAAGACACCATATTGTCCACAGTGTTCCGACCATCCGGTTATGTTTGGTCAGCCACCGATGGGCGGCGACCCGATGCTTTGGCAGTGTTCTGTGTGCGGGTTCACAGCAGATTTTTCCGGCAGACCTCGATAATTTATTTATGAGTTCGACCAGTGGCCTAACAATGCGCCGGAGCCAACGGCGGTTGGCGCTTGCGGTTCCGCATTCGCGGTTCACGACTCACCTCCGCCGTGGCTCAGCTTGGATTCGTTAGGCCACATGAGTCGCGGCCAGTTTTTTCAGTGAGTTTTCGACTTGAGACATAGCCCAGCCGAGTTTGTCCTCTGGCATCATGTCCACCACTTCATTGATTGGCATGGCTAGAGATTCTTCCACGCTTCTGCGTCCGCCATCGCGGGCATACATCAGCTTGAATTTTTGATGCCATGTTTCAGGCAGTTGAGCCAAACCATCTTTCAGGCTTCGGCGGGCGTAGCTTTTTAGTTGTTCGTTCATGTGGCCTAACAAGTGCGTCGAGCCAATCCCGGTTGGCCGCTGCACTTTTTTCGTTCAGGTTTCTGGTTGTTTTACGTCGTGAGTCCGGGATGGCTCACGCACGACGTTAGGGGTCATAGCAACGCGCCTTGGTTACATTCCGCCTCAAGACGGGCGCACGCAGTCTTGAAGTGTTCCGGGTCTATTTCGATACCCACGAAATTTCGGCCAGTCCGCAGGCAGGCAACGCCGGTCGTGCCACTTCCCATGTATGGGTCTAGCACCGTTCCACCTTCCGGCACGTCGGCATATTCCATCGCCCACGCCATCAGTTCTATCGGCTTTTCGGTCGGATGCAGATGCAGCGTGCATTGCCCGTTTTGGCGCAGCGCACCAGCCCACAGCCACCGGAACATTCGCTGCGGTTTGTTCGCCGTCGTCCAAATCAAATCCACATCCGAAAAGTCATTCTTCGGATAGCCGCCCGGTTTTTTGTCCCAGACGATCCAGCCGCGAGATTGCGGCAGAAGGTGCGAGAAGTGATGCCCGCCACAGATGACGGCGATTTTATATTTGAGCAGCGGCGACGGGTCGAAGTCTTCATGGTCGCCGATGACTTTAAGGCACATCCGGTTTCTTGCGCCGCCTTTGAGTGTTGTCGTCTTTTTTTTGCTTTTCGCTCCCGGCGTGTATCGCATCCCATACGGCGGGTCAGACACCAGCGCGTCCACGCCTTCAAGTGTTGGCATGATTTTCTTGCAGTCGCCGAGGTAGAGAGTCACATGGTTATGACCCCTAACAAAGCGCCGGAGCCAACAGGCGGAGTCGCTTGAGTTTGGATGTCGGTTTGCAGATTCACGGTTATTGGTTTTCGCGCCTGTGGCTCAGCTTGAAATGTTCGGCGCACCGATGGCAGCACGGGCGAGTTCTCGGCACTTCCGATAGGATAGCCTTGGGTTTGCGATTCGTTTTAGCGCATCGAGCATCTTGGCGATTTTAGCATCTTGCTCTTTTAGTCCCTGCATCGCGGCGCGTCTCCAGATGAGCTCACCATTCACACGGTTGATGTCTATTCGCCACACGAGCGCAGTCTGGTCTGGCACGCCGCTTTGTTGCATGTCGCACCCTGACTGCATCCGGTTTTGAGAGCCTTCAGGAGTTTGATCCATCGTGTCCCAGTTTTGCAGAGGGTCTTTTCCGATGTCTGGCCAGTGCGCCGAACAAGTCGCCGGACCTAACAGCCCCTCGCCCTTCAGTTTTTCTATCAGGTCATCAGCCATGATGTCATTTGGTTTTTCGTTCATTTTATTCCTTTCGGCGGGGCTGTAGGTCAGCTCCCGCGTTAGCCCGCCAGAGCGAGCGCTGTTTGGTTTTCATCGTCTTTTTCGGGTGGGCGCTTGCCGTAGTCCTCCCACGGCACGAATTGGTAGTAGCGTCGAATCACCCATCGTTGGAACTTTTTCAGTTCGAGATTCTTGTTGTCATACACCATCGGGTATGGCGTCAGCCCCATCGCGTCCATCGTCTTGAAGCGATACATCACGTCATTCATCGTCTCGCCCGGCCAGTAGCCGCACAGGAAATAGACCATGATGTTTGCCGGGCGGATGCCCGCGTCCATCAGCAGTTTGATTCCGCGCAGAAAGATGTCCTCGTCTTTGCGGTTGTCCCATGCCGTGTAGATGCGTTTCGCCTTAAATTGGTCATCACGGTATTTAAGATTCGCCAGCACCGCCGCGCCTTCGGCATGGATCAGCCGCACATTGATTCCTTGGTTCAGCGACACTTCAAAGTTTCCGGCTTGCAGTTCATCGGTTCGCGCCCGCCAGTCCGGTTGCCCGAAGAAGTCATTGTCGAGCAGGATTATTTGTTTGGGGTGAGGCTCGCCGCGCCAAATGTCGGCAATGGTGTTCATCGGTTTTACGCGCCCTTCTTTTTTTGGCACGACACAGAATGAGCATTTCAAACGGCAGCCACGTTGCGTGAAGCCGAGCGACGGCGTGAAGTTTGGATATATGGAGTAGCCGCATTCGGTCGCGTCTTCGCCGATATATTGCTCCAAGCTGGTCGCGTCTTCCGCGCCCGTGCCGCCGATGACGGCGGAAGGGAAGTTTTGCTTGAAGATTTCGCGGGCATTCACCGACCACGCGAAGATTGACGAGCCAAGCACGAGGTCATATTCACCCTCAAAAAGTTCGCGGCTCACGGATTTTGAGAAGAAGACTTCAGCACCGTTTGCCTTGAACCATGCCGAGAGTTTCATCAGCGCGAGGTTGGGCAGCTTGCCGTCGAGATGCGTGAGTCTCACTCGCTTGCCGCGCACTTGGTCTTTCGGCCAGGGCAGGACTCCAATGCGTGAGTCCCACGAAACGCGCCCTAACAAGTCGTTGGAGCGCAACACGCCTTGCCCCTCGCAGTTCGTGCGCGTGCTGGTTTCGTCGGACATCGCTGGTTTTTTTATGATCATTTGGCTTTCGGCGGCGTGTGGCTCAACTCATCGTTAGGCATCGCGGCCACGTTTTCATATTTGCACGCAGCCAAGAAAAAGTCGTAGTAGTCGAGTTCGACATTTAATGACTTGCACCGTCCGTCCAGTTTTGAGCAGTCAGTCGGCAGTTGCAGGTGTGGGCAGTCTGGGTCACACCAAGTTTCGTCTAGTGTTTTGCTGCCGCTCGGAGCGAGATTGACAGCACCAGGCTTTGAGTTGTCCGTATTCATTTTATTTGTATGTCGTTATCGCTGATGCCTAACCAGTCGCCGGAGCCAACGTGGTTGGCCACCGCAGTTTTGCCGACAGGTCGCGGGTTGTTGGATGATTTAGTTCTCACGTGGCTCAGCTTTTTTCGTTAGGCATCGCGGCGTCTATCGCAGACCTAGTGTTTGGATATTCAGATGAGTCCATTGTTTCTATGCAGATGTGCGAGTTAGCACATAGCCAGTCGAGCCGTTTTGAATCGGCGGCGAGTTCGCGCAGCCGTTCAGCAGCTTCGGCTATCGCGGCGTTTGCTACGCCGTCGCCGGATTGGATTTCACGCGCAAGCACGTCCATCGCGCTTGCGAGTATTTCGGTTTTTGTCTTTCTCATTTTCATATTTGTATGTCGCTGATGCCTAACAAGTCGCCGGAGCCAACGCCCAATGGACGCGGCAGTTCCGCTTCGCGGTTCACGATTTCTGGTTGGGCGTGGCTCAGCTTTCATCGTTAGGTGGCGTGCGGTCGTCGTGGGTTTCAGTTTTATGGTCGAGCCAGTCAGACCAAGCCCAGCCAGCGATAATTAGAGCAGAGATAATGATGAGCGTTATATCCATATATGAATGAAGTTAAGATTTACGGAAGTGATGACGATTACAGAGATATTGAGGCAGCATTGCAGTCTGCGGACATTAAATGTTTTCGGCGTGAGGAGATGTATCGCACCGATGGCTTGAGCAGCCATGAGGTTTTGATTATCGCTTATTTGGCCACCAAGTCCATCCAAGCGATTTCCAAAGCAGTGATGGCGAGAGCCAAGTCCGACGAAGCCAAGCATCGCCAGAAGATTTGTTACACTGACGGATATGGATTGCATTACTTCAAGAATTGCAGGCCGGAGGAGTTGGAGAAGGTTTTGCCTAAAACGGTAGCCATTTATTTTGGAGATACCGCCGGAGAAGACGACCCAGACAGTCATAGAACCGATGAAAACGCCACCTAACAAGTCGCCGGAGCCAATGCGCGTTGGCGCTGGCAGTTCCGCTTCGCGGTTGGATGGTGATTGAACGATTGCCATTTCGGGTCTGAAATTATCCTAAAAATACGCTTATGTCAACAGCTATTTGATTAGTTTTCACCTAATCAAATAAATGGTCATTTTGACGAATTAAAGGGAAATCAGAGTTTTCTGATTAGGCTATGAATCTAAACAAGTTTGCCAATTTGAGCGTAAAAATGGCCGGTTTTCTGGCGGAAATGTGGTGGAAGCGGATACGCGAAGAATTGGGCGGCAAAAAAGTGGTCAGGAATCACCACTTTGCCGGTTCATCTGGGCATCTTTCATCCGCCCTTGCTGTCTTTATGGCGATGATGCAGAAACAGATTTCGCAAACGCCGAGGACGTGGTGTTCACAGGATTTGCAAATCTTTCGCCGCGCCGCGATGACTGCGCTTGGAGCCAGCCCGATGCCAGCGACGGTCTTGGCAATGGCCGCTGCGCCGCGAATCGCGTTGCCCGCGCTTGGACAGCCGCAACTCACCAGCCGCCTCCAAGCGTGAGTGCCAGATACCACCTTGCAAACCTCGCCGTGCTGCCGGCGGCAAGCTCATTCGCGTAACGCTGGCCGGGATCGAGGACGAGTTCGTAACCGGTTGCCGCGTCTCTGGTAGTCCAGTCGCCGGGACTGGCGGGTTGCTGCATGACTGGCCAAACGACAGCTTGCCCCAGAGAGTCCACAGGCAGTGCCGGAGCCGGTTCGGTGCGCGTCATGCCCGTGCCGTTGCCGCCGGAACCGTCCGGCACGGCAAACAATGCCTCGACGCGAGAATGCGGTTGAAAGTAAAGTGTCCAGACATTTGTCGTGTTGCCAGATTCGTCAGAGCTTGAATCCAATCTGTCCGGCTGGCTCGTTCCGTCATCCTCCAAAAAGACGAAAGCTGTCGTGGTATGTGTTTCACCATCGCTGTCGGCAACATTGGTTGGTATTGGCTGGAGCCAGCCTTGAGACATCGGGTCGGTCATTTCCCATTCGCCGCCCAAAGTTGCGCGCGAGCCAAACACGTTGTCGGCGGTAACGCTGCCGAACCATTCTTTTACCCAACCGGCGTCCGTGTCGTTGTTCGGCGTAAATGCGATTACTTGCGGGCAACACGGCGAGAACTCCTGACCGGCGCTCCAAATACCAATCAGCCGGAGTTGGGTCGTCCATGTGATTCCGTTGTCAACCACCGTCCCATTCCAATCCGTCAGCCAAGTTGGAGCCGTCGTGCCGGTCGTCTTGGGCCATGTTCCGGTGCCGCTGGCCGTCTGGTAATTCCCGTTTGAGTCGGTGACAACATCGCCATCATTGACCGTCATTCCCGCGCTCCATAATGGCGGACGGTTCTGGTCATTCCACTGGCCAAACCGCCCATTCATTTTTTGTGAAACGTCGTTCCAATACCACGCCGCCGCGCCGTGGCTCGTCGCCCAGATTGCGCCAGCCATCGCCGCGAACGAAACCGCGATGATGAAATGCTGGTCGTCCGTGCGCGTGACCACCGCGCAATTGGCGGGCAGCGCGCCCATGTTCACACCCCAGAAGTCCAGCGTGTCGCCGACGCGGAGATTTGTCTGCGCGGAATTGAACGCGACGGCAACTGTTCCCGCCGTCACAAGCGAATTGTCCGTGAAGGTGAACTGCTGCCGTCCGCACAATGCCGCCGCCGCCTTGCTGCCGTTCAACCCGGAGAACCGCACGATGCCGGCGAAACCAGCCGCGAAGTGATTCGCGCTGGTGCCGCCGTCAAGCCCGCAAAACGGGTGGTAGTAATCGGTCGGAAGGTCGGCGATCTTCGTTGCTCCGGCGATGGTCAAAGTTGTAACGCCAGCCACTGTCGCTTGTGTGCATCCGGTGTAAATTCCATCGCTCCCAGTTCCCCAAAGCAAAACCTGCTGCGTTGAAAGCACCGGGAATGTTCCGCCGTCCGGCAGCGGAGCGTTCAATATCAGCCCTGCCGTGAAGCATTGCGCGCTCCCCTCGTCAATGAGCGTCCGGTCGCCGCCACAAGGCCGGACGAAATTGTAACTCGGCACGGGCAGCCGCACCCGAGCATATTTGACCATCGTCACCGCGCCGTTCGCTCCTCGCACCGTTCCGTTCGCCCCACTCGAGCAGCCGCAGTCAATGATTGCGCCCAGAGGAACGTCCATCGCAATCACATTATCTGTCCAGTGTGTCGCATTGGATGGGAGCAGCGCGTCAAATGTCGGGCCGGAAATCGCCGGGCCGGAGGAAGACCCATTCGGGCCGGGAAGCGAAACAGAAACCTCCGCCAGATTTCCGCCAAAGCCGTAATTGTAATAGTCGTAGATGTCCACCGAGCCTCCAACCCCGTCAACTTGTTGACAGAAATGCCGGTCGCGGTAGTAGAAATCAAACCAGCCATACGCGCCTGCACTGCTTGGATTTGGCCCGCCAATAATTGCGCCGTCCATCAGCTTTTGCAATCCAGTTGCCGCCGCGTTCGGCACGCCAGCCCAGCCATTGACCGTTCCTGTCGGATAGACCCATGCGTAAGCCGCCGGATCGAACCAGCCTGTTGTGCCGTAAGTCGGAGACCACTGACCAACAGGTATAACCGTCCAGCCTGGAACCGGAGTTTCGGTGTAATTCGTCGTGAACGGGGCACGACCAAGAAAGTCCGAAATGGGATTCGCCATGTCCGGCACAAGTAATTCCGTGTTGCTGTATGAATATGGCTGGCCATCAGGCCAAGTCGAATACTTCGGGAGCGTCTGCAAAGCCGCCTGCATTACCGGCGATGGGTTGACATCGGCTTGAACTTCTCGACGGCAGACAAGGGGCATGAGGCCGCCAAATGAATCCGTGCGCCATTTCTCCGGGCCGTTCAAACTCCAAAGCGAATTCAGGCTAACAAGGTCGGACTCCAAGCTGCCGGTGCCTGAAAAGTTGTAAGGAACGGAAAGCGTTTTCTCGAAGTGAAACGTGTTGCTAGCTATTGCGAGCGGGTAACGCTCATCGCTTGTGAAAGCAGATGTTAATACATCGAAGATTATGCTGGTGTCCGTTGCTGTGCAAGCTTGGCTAAATTGAATACCATCATTATAGTAAGAATTATTCAAGTCTTTGCTGGAATTGACCACCCTCGAAAACGTTCCGGCACTAAAGTCCAGTGTCACTGTTTCCATCACCGTGTCTGCCCCCCCCATCGGGTAGTGAAGCTCATAGACTCCGGCTGACGGGTTTAGAACGCTCGCGGTCGGATAATTCTTAGCATAGGAAAGATGCTCAAATGAAGCGAAGAATCCGGCCATTGAATTAAAGTTTGCGCTGGCACAAAATCCCAAAATGTTTCCGGTCATTCCGTTCCACACCGCAGCCAATCCACCCCCACCACCCCCACCAGGCGTTGACAAAATCGGCGACGGCAGTGGTCCCCCAAAGTCGACACTAAAGAATCCTTCATCAGTAAACGCTATTCCAGTTAACGTTATTTCTCCGCTGGTCGGATTTACATCGGCTTGCGCCGTCAGAGAACTCGACTCGGAATCCACTATCGAGCCGGAGTCGTCTTTGTTTGAAAAATTACAAGGCGATATGTCCCATTTTTCTCGGAGATATTTCACCTGTGACGGGGACGGGTCAATGGCCGCGTAAGTTAGCGCGCCGAACCCCGCGCCAGCACTCAACAGCCCCGCCGTGAACGCGACGCCCGTCACCTTGCCTGAATTCGTCAGCGCATACTCGCTGATTCTGATGTAGCCAGGATTTCCATGCCAGAATTTTGTCGCGCCGTAAATTTTGAAAGCGTAGTTGTGACACTCGCCCAAATCCACTTTCGCGCCCTTCGTGAACGCGGTGTTTTGAAGGGCGAGCATATCCGTCGTCACGCCGTAGCCGCCCGCCACAAAACCGGATGATTCTGACTGCCAATACTCACCGGGCAATCCGAGTCCAGGACAGAACGCCGACGACCAGTTGTATCCCGCGTCGGTTGCAAGAGCAGTCCCGCGCGTGCCGCATCCGCCCGGCACTGGCGACTGGCCTGAATCACACGGCTGCGGAACCGGGTCAAGGTTCGGCGCGTAGATGTCGAATTTAAGGCTGGACTTGTATTGCTGAAAAAAGTTGTCGCCCTCGATGCACACGTCGCCCTGATTGTTGTAGCGTGCGCGATATGGTGTATGTGTGTTCACAGGCAGCTATTGGTTTCCGGCCATTTAATCCAGAGGAGCATCGCCGAGTCCAAGTCGCCTTCCAACGGCGTCCCGGTCGGCACGGCTTGGTCTGCTCGAGTGACAACCGCCGGCACGTTGAAATAAGTCCCCGCCGGTTTGCCAGCCGGATTGACCGCTTGCGCCGGAATGTTCACCTTCGCCTGCCACGTTCCCGGCTGCGCGGAAGTCAGTTCGCCAGTCACCAAGTCCAGCATACCAGTCGTCACAATCGGATTCAAAGGCGAGATATAAACGAACGTCCATTTCGGAACTGCCAATGTCGGGTCGAGTTCAAGATTTGGTTGCTGCCAAGAAAAACCGGAAGAATCGCCGGATTTAATCGCTTTTAAGTTGAATCGAGTCCCTCGCGTGGTTTGCTCGACTCCGATTGTCTGCGAATCGTAAAACTGCAACTCCTCAAGGCGTTTCAAGATGCGATTGATATAATCGCTTCCAGCGCCGTTTCCGGTTCCGTCTTTTTGTAGGTTGTAGCTTCTCATTAACGAAGCGCGTAGCGCAGATTGCTCCAAAGCCCCAAACAATACTCAACTTCGCGCTCGATCATAAAGTTTGCGAGTTGAGATTCACGCCCTATTGTTTTTTTCCAGCCGAACGTGTAATACGATGCCTCGGTTGCTGGCGCATACTGGATTAGTTGCGCGGAAATTTCGGAATAAAGGCGCGGCGGCAGGTTGTAAGTCCATCCGCTTCCGACTTCCGATAACAACTGCGGCGGGGTGTAAATACACTCCTCGTAAGCGATGCTCGAATTGTAGAGTGCGCCGGGACTGCAATAGCTTGTATGCCGCAATACTTTTGAAGGACGACCGAATTCCGACTGCCCTTTCAGGATTTCAAGAATTATCTGCAATGATCTGGCGTCAGTCGGCATTGTGTGCGGAGCGTTGGCCGGGACATTTGTATCGGCCAAACTTAAAGCGGCTGTAACTTTTTGCTGTTCGGTCGCCATAATGCTCAAAACATCCTTATCATTGGCATTCATCCATCCGCCAGACCCGACAATGAGCGGATTATTGAAAATCGAATCGGTGTTTTCGTTGGTCAGCAGTTCCCACGAATCAAAGTATAACTCAACCAATAGATTTGTGAGATTGCCCGGCAGTCCCGGAATTGACACTTCAAGGCTTTTTACTTCCGCACCTGTTACGCCGTCAATCCCGTTGTCGCATCCGAGAAAGGTTCCTGACGCGCCAAACTGGATGATATAGTCGTAGTAATTGATTAAAGACTGAATGTGCGGACATGACGCGGTGAAATGCGTCGTTGTCCCCTTCGGGCCATAGTCAATTTTCAGCGGGCCGAAATTCAGCCCTTCAAATCCAACTGATTGTAAGTATCCTGCCATAAATTATCCTCCAGCACCAACGCCTCCGCTCCAGTGTCCGCCGCCGGCAGTCGTGCCTGAATGTGGGCTGGTTCCAAGTTGCGGCTTGCGCTCTCCGGGCGGATGGTTCGACGGCGGATTGTGTGGGGTGGTGTTCGCCTTTATCCCGCGCAGTTCGTTCAACTGCTGCAATAAAATCGGAGCCGTCGCAGCGTATGCGCCAATCTTCTGCTGGCTGTTAAGGGAGTAACCTTTGGCGTCTCCGCCTGGAAGCAAGTCCAGTTGATTTTTCTTTGTGATGTTCATTAGTTCTGCGGCAACTTGAGCTGGTGAATTTGCCGCGTTTGTGGTCGCAGCGGTCGCAGCCTTTGACGCTGACTCTTTCAGGGCGGATGCGGCGTTCGTTTTTTCTCCCGCAATTTTCAACGCATCCACCGCCGCAGCTTCTTGAGGAGACAAGAATCTCTTCATTGAATCAACCCTGATTTGCGATGATGCGGCGGCGGCGGCAAGTGAATCTGCCTTTATTTGCAATAAAGCCCTTTCAGCAGCAACCTTGCGGCCATAGGGAGAGTTATTAGCCGCAAAAGTAGTGTGATCATCCGCTTTTTTCTGTGCTGCGGACGCCGCCGATTTGTCTGCTGCTAAAGCCTTTTCCGCCAAAGTCTGCATCAAAACCCGCTTTTGTCCTTCCGGCGAATTATTGATTTTGTCGCCCGCTCTTGCCGCCTCCGCTTGAGCCACCAGCTTGTCATGTTCAGCTTTCGCGGAGGCATCACTGGCAATCTCGGCTTCTTTGTCCAATTCCGCCTGTTTTGCAGCCGCCTTGTCTGTCACTGCTTGAGATTCAATGGCTGATTTTTGCTCGGTGGCCTGCTTGCTGGTAATCAATCCCTTTTTTTCTGCGATTTCTATGTCCAGCAACTTACCTTTGACGTTGGCATCATAAAGTTTTGATTGCGCTTCGGATTCGGACTTGGATGCTTCGATGGCTTCTCTGGCAAGTTCCACGGAACGGTCTTTGGCCTCATTCATCTTATGGATGGCTTCAGTAGTTTTTAATGACGCCTCTTTTAGTTTGTCCATCGCCGCGACTTCCTCCCACATTGTCAGTGTATGTTCGCGCGCATAATCCTTCGCCTCCTTTTCTGCTTCAGCGGATTGTCCGAAAACTTCTTTGAGTTCTCTAAAAATCACAATCGCCTCCGCTACAATCGCCATCAAAATAACAACTGGTAACGCCATTGCTGCAAAGGATGCCATTGCTGAACCAGAAGCCGTTGCGGTGGCTGCCGCGTTTGCCTCCTGTGCGGCAGCATCTGCTGCGGCAGCTTCCGCTTTTCTTGTCAACGCCGCCGCCGCAGCATTTGCTGTTTGGGCTTCAAGCGCATTGGCATCTGCCGCCGCTATACTCGCTTCATCTTCAAATCCATCCATTTCTGCTGCGACAGCAGATGCTTCCGCTTTTTTTAACGCAGCGGCTGCTGCAAAATTAGCTTTCACCGCTTCGTCAGCATAGGCATCTGCTATCAGACGTGAAGCCGTTGCGCCCGCTTGAGACGCCCGCGCTGCGCTGTTAATATACTGACCCAAAAGCGCCACTGAAGCGAGGATGCTCCCAATTCCGCGCCCCATCGCGGCCTCCCTGCCAATGACAACTGATTCCCTTACGATGCCGGTTGTGCCAACCATGTGACCTGCCGCCGCAGCAGCACCCATGCGCCGACTGCTTGAAATCGTCATCGCCTGCATCCGCGCAAGTTCCGCTTGAAACTGCGTCGAGTTTGCGCCGAAAATTACTGTGACAGCCGATGCCATGATTATTTAGATCCTTTGTTCGCGCTTGCCACCGCCTCGGCAAACGCTTTTTCCGCCTCTTCGCCTACAAAGACCCTTTCGTTCTGGCCAATCGGCGGCATTCCTTCCGGTCGCGGTTTCTCGCGCTCCATTTCCTGATGATTCTTCACCCACACCGCCCCGGTGGTTTCCAAATGCGTCGTGTAAAGGATTTGAGCCAATCCAAGCGGGAAGTTCAGGGGCGAGCCTTTGAAGTGTGACTTTATCAGCAATGAGTGTTGCGCGGTGACGTAATTGATGAGGCTCGCCAATCCCGGAGCGCCGTAATAGCGAAACGGAATGCCGTGTTGCTTTGGCATCTTCGTCAGCGGCAAGTCTTGGCTGCCGGCGGCGCGATACTCGCGGAAGGTTTTTATCTGCGCCGCCAGTTCTTCCGGTTTGGATCGAAACTCCGAGATGACAAATTTCCACTTCTTGAAAAATCCGAATCCCCTGCCGCAGATTTCAACCGCCATCGCCAACGCAAGTTTCTTCGCGTCGGTGGACAGTTCTGCAAACGACGCCTCAGTGTAGGTTGCCATCGGGTTTCCTTGCCGGATTAACGCCAACTCATGCCCGATGGCATACGCTTCCATCACGACGCCAAAAACCTTTGTCGTTGGTGGTTGAAATGATGTCGAAAATTCGTTGTCGTGCATTGTAAAAAAGATGGCGGCACCGGATTAACTCCGCTGCCGCCGTATTAAATTGTAAAACCGCGATTAACCGACAATCGCCGCGCCCGTCAGTGCCGCATTCTGTCCAGCATCAAGATAACGCTCCATGTTGAAATCAATCGAAGCGTTGTCGTCCATCTTCAAATTGATCTTCGTGCCGGATTTCACGCGCCAAGTTCCGTTGAACGACGCCACCTTATAATTGGCGATGACCGCCGACGTAAGCGTGATGGCTTCTCCGGCAACCACAGCCGCCGCCGCGCGCGTTGCGCCGCTAGGAAAGATTTTCAGCGACCGTTCATACCGGAAATTCGTCTTTGTGAAATTCTGGATGTTGCCGGTCGTGTCCTTGTTGGCTTTTTCATCCCATTGAACTGTCAGTTCGTCGGAATCAAATTCAAACGAGTCCAGTCCGGCAATCATAACCGCCGTGCCGGAATTGGTGATGCCATACAAATAAGCTATTGCGCCTACTTGCTGTTCCGTAATGTTGAGGGGTGATGGGCCAGGCATAAATTATTCGGTTGTGGGTTTTTCTGCGGGCTTCGGAAAGTGGATCGAGTTGTAAATCGTGCCAAGAATCGGATAGTTTTCTGGCTGATGCAGAAACGCGCACTTTTCCTCATGCGTTTTCAGGGCGCGGAATTTCTTGATTAACTCCGCAAGCTGTTCATTTTGATCTGGCATAATTTTGTTTGGATTATTGGCCGTAACTGCCGCCGACTTGAACGCTGTTGGTTGTAACGCATTGGACGCGGAAGTAATTCGTCACCGGAATCTGTCCGGCGTAGATGTATTCGGTCGCGGCGTTCGTTGTGGACGGATACCATGTGTAAATTGTCACATAGTTGACCTGATCGAGCGTGGACTGAATGTTCAACACCATCGCATTCGTTGCCGTCAACGCGCCGTGCGTAACGGTGAATTGCTGCAATGTCGGATTGTAGGCAAAACAGGCGTTCGTGGAACTGTAGGCGGTCGTGTTGTTCACTGTCGCCAGCGTTCCGATGATAAGCACCGGTGCCGCCCACGCCTGAATGCAGGGCGAAAACACCGCCAGAATCAAAATGAGTAAAAAGCGTTTCATAATCGTGTTGCCGGTCGTAAAAGTTTCAAAGTCAACCCGTCAACCAAGCTGGATTGGCTTGATATGAGCCTGAATCGAAATCCCGCCGTCTGCATGGTCAACAACGTGCAAGTCCACTTGTGCGGCGTTCGTTTTAATGTTGTCCAGTTCCGAATGGAGCAATGCCTTGTATTCGTCGGGGATTTCAGGAATGGCGGAAATCAGCCCCTTCAGCGGGCTGATCATGTGCTGCTTCCCCGAAATGGAGAATCGCAGCGGATGCTTTTGCTTTGCGAACTGTGGCGCATTGGATGGCAATACCGGCTGCGCCTTTGTGGTGGTAGCCGGAACCGGTTGCGGAGTGGATGACGGTTGTTCGGTCATAAAATCAGTTTGGTAGTGCCGCGCTTGCATGGCTGACAAACGCGGAAAGGTGGATTATTTCAACCCAATTGGTCGTTCCTGTTTCGGTTCCGCGTGTGATCAGCGGCGTCGAGAATTTAACCCAATCGCAACGGAAATTCGCCATGTCTTTATTCGCTGCGACAATTGCCAAATCTGCCGCCGACGGGTTGCTTCCGGGTATCGCCAGCCATCGCCCCGCTTGCGTTATTGCGTCCGCCAATGCCTTCATGTCGGTTGCTTCCGGCTGTCCGCCGAGGTTCAGGGTGTCAAGCGTGTCGCCAACGTAGTTCTCCATCAAAACTTGCTGCGTGTTCGCGGCCTCGTTCGGCTGGTCAACGGCGGAGAAGTGATGCTGAATTTCCAACTGGCAGACACCCTCCGGCCTCCATCCGCGCGTCGGGTTGAATCCACGAACGGAAAACGTGCGGTTTGGCAGCACGCGGATTCTGGAATCGAGGGAAATGAAAGAATCGTCCCATGCGCCTTTGTTTTGCAAAATCAAAAGGGCGCGCATCGCGCGTTCAAACTTGGTCGCCGGACTGATGAAAAAGGCCATCGCTAATGAAGGAAAGTCAAAGTCACGGCTTTACCAGTAATCCCAACGCCGCCAATCCCGGCTCGTCTTTTGCCCATTCTGCCTTTGCCGCCAATGCCATCTTTGAATCAAATTCTCGGCTTATCGCGGCTTGCAACCGTGGTTCTGCAATCCGGTGATTGGCTTCATTGTATTTTTCAGAAAGCTCTTTCGTGGTTTGGTATCCCGTCCCCAATGTGTTCGATACGCGGCAAACAGCCATTGAAGATCCTTCTTTCGCCGGTGAAACATCCGCGTAGTTTGTCAGCATCCCGCCCCCGCCAAACGGGTTTGACTGCCCCATTGCGAACGGAATCAATGCAACCTTCAAATCAATCCACGACTTTTTAAGGAATCCGGGGGACGAGTGCCGGGCGCGAACCATGCGCTCCGCGATTGGACGGATAGCATCCAATGCCATTGAGTATGCGTTTTGCGCCCCGTATGCCCTCGCAAATCCTTTAATCATCGCGTGCCATCCGCCCTGTGATGCCACCGGCCAACGATTGCCAGTGGAAAGGCTGTATGCCGACTGTGGATTCATCCTGGCAATCGTTATCGCCATTGCCGCGCTCATGTCCGGGATTTCCATTTCCGTCGCGCCAGATTTAAGCGGCTGCCCCCTGCTCGATCCCCGCGTTGACAGAATCGGTGTGACTGTTACCTCCATATCCGAATCAATTGTGGATTGTGAAACAACCGGAAAACCGCCGTCAGCATCTACCACATCACTGATAACGTGATACGCCGTCGAGTTAATGCACCGAGCGGGCGAGCGATTGGAGTGGCGCATCAGGATTGTTTGCGCCTTCATCAAATTTGTTGTGTCAACAACAGCGGTCAGTTGCATTCACAAAACGCAGATAGTCAAGGCTCAATCCTTCGTCGCTGGCTTTTGGAAAAGGGCGTCAAACCGTCGCGCCGCGAAGTCCCGCTCATAGTCCGCGCGCGATATTTTCAAATGACGGACGAAATCCACCATCCTGCCCCATGCCGCCTCGCGCTTGACCTCCGGCTTTGGCTGCCACGGAATCCGGCGTTTTATATCTCCGCCCTTCACCAACTGCGTCTGACACCACCAGCAAAATTCACACGCTCCACCGTGAACTGCCGGCTGGCCGCATTCACACTTTTGGTTGTGCCTCATGCCTCGCCCGCAATGATTTTGTCCGCCAATCCCTGATTGCCGGCATTCTCCGCCGCAATCGCCCGCTGCTCGCGCGCCTTGAAAGCCGCAGACGCCGGCTTCCCGTCGTCGCCCGTGTTCAATTTTCTCCGGTGCCTTCCTTGATTTTTCTCACGATACCGCCTTGAACGCTCCGCGCTGGTGTGGTCTTTCTCCCGATATTTGGCGAAGTTCAGGGCAATGAATCCGCCCGCTATCCTGACCAGTCGCCGCCCATCAAAGTCCGGCGTCCGGCTTTCCATCTCCGGCTCGCCCAGCCGTTCCAATGCTGAAAGACCGGTTTCCTCTTCCATCAAAGCCCGCCTGACAATTCCAGCACCAGCAGCCGCAATGAATCCATACCAACCAGCGGGAACGATAAAACCGGTTTCCTCCAACGATCTGACTTTGATTTGCTTAGCTGGTTCGCGTAACTCGTAAGGCTCGGCCATCAGCAGTGCGGCGAAGAAGATTCTTGTGGCGTCCACGTCTGGCCACAAAGTTGAGTCCAATGTCCCGCAGTCGAGTTTCACAAATGCCATATAAATACAATACAAGTCAACAGTCACGCCGTTGCATCGTGTCGCAACGCGTGACAGCCCGTAGCGTCACATAAGCAGAAGCATACTTACGGACGAAAACGGAATTTCGTGTATTGCATCAAAAAAACCTCGCGCATGACGAATTGAACGAGTTCCGTCACTTGCAAAGGGGGTTCTGGCTCAAAAAGAATCCTTGCCGGCGGGGCAGTGGCCTGGTGTTACGTCCTGATTTAATCGTAACACCAATTTAGAATTAGTCTAAATCCAATTTGGTGTTACTGGTTTTACGTTTCGTGTTACTGCGAATTGGCTTGTTCTGGGCAGTAGCCTGGTGTTACGTCATAGATCAATCGTAACACAAAATTGGCTTGTGACTGGCCGGTGAATTTAGTGCTTGACCACCGGCGTGCTTGCTTGTATGATTTGAGGATGACTGTAAAACAATTTGCTTCACTTGGCGGAATTGCGCGAGCAAAGAAGCTCGGCAAGGTTCGTATGTCGGAGATTGGCCGTGTTGCGGCAAAGGCGCGCTGGTCGAGGGTTGGACAAGTATTGTCCAAGGCTGATTGCAAGCAAGCATTGGCCGTGCCAACCATCCCGGTTTAATCCATTTTGATGAAAATAAACTTTGCAATTCCTTTTGACTTAATGCGTGCTAGCATTTATTCTCTTTGCAGTCAGCGGGAAATAAATCCGCTGATTCTGGCGAGAAAACGCAACGAACAAAGTAAGCAAACTAACATTATGAGATTCACGAAAACAAAATCAGTTTTACGCAATGGCCGGTGCATTGCTCGCGTTATCGGCGAAAAGGGACAAGCCGAATTTTGGAAAAACTATGAGTCGCGCGGCTATCAAACCGGCTTTCAGCCAAAGGAGTTTTTTTACATCGTCACCGGCTTTGAGCGCGGGCAATTGCAAGCGCGGGGAATTAAGCATGATCCGCGCTTGCGCGGCCTTTTGGACTTTTGGAACAAGATGAAATTTCACTTTGAAATTTTGGACAATGGCGCGTTTAACGAAATGACAACTTTTTAAGTTTATGACAACCCTTGACGACGCCATCGCCCGCCGCCGCGCCGAATACGCCGACTAAACCACCATGAAAAAACTCACCAAAACAGAAACGAAACAACTGGCATCGCTGCTCAAGCGTGCCATCCACCACAATCAACTCGCGCTGAATGTCGCATCGCCAATCACTGAAAAAGAAAAGGCGGGGGAATTCAACGACAACTTTGACGGAAACTCAACCAACTGCGAAGGCGGCTGGGTCGGTGTTGAGGAGTCGCAAACATACGCGGCAATGGAGCGCTATGAAGATGATTTTGACCAGCCAAGCGTGGCAATCTACATCCCGCAACGCGCCCTTGATTTTTTGAACCCATGAAACACTTTTATCACTGCCCGCGCTGCACGTTCAAGGATTGGGTATCCGGTGAATCGCCGGTGTGCCGCGATTGCGGAGTGCCGCTTGAACGACGCGAGCTTGTATCAGCCGAGCTTGAGCCTGGGGAATTTGGGCTTGTCAAATGGGCGTCCAAGCGGGCGAAGTGTGGGGAAGCTATGCGCCTGACTGACTTCATCCACGAATGCTTGATTCAACTACCGCACCCTAAATGGATGCGGATTGTAACTGACCTAATTATGGATGTTGCCACAAAAAATAGTCGCTACGTTCGGGTGGTTGAAAGCACCCGCGCCAGCCAATGTCAGGCCTTTCAGCCTGATGTTGGCCGCGCCGTTCGTATCCGCATGGGACGTATGGCCGCACGACTTGCAAACAAAGTTGTCTCTCGACTTCCTGTTTGCCTTCTCCGTGTGACCGCACTGACTGCACGCTTGGCTGGTAAATCGCGGGTCAATCCGCAGCAGCGGAATGCCAGCGCGGGCGCACTTGTATTCCAAAAAGGAACCCAACTGTGCGAACGCCCAACTGTGCAGCTTTGTCCTCTCGCGCTTCCTAGCCCTAACCCTCGATCTGATGCCGGTGAGTTCTTCAACGGCGACCATTCGATTTGTGCGTTTGGCGAGAGAGACTATGCGTCTCGAAATTGTGTGGTTCGTGTCTTTGGCGAACCGCTGCTCTTTGCGGTTGCGCTTTTTCAACAAGCGCTTGGCCGACTTCGTGCCGATACGTTGAAGCTTGCGGCGAAGAGCGCGGTTGCGATGGCGAACTTTATTCAGTTTTGCACCGCTGTATTTGTTTCCATCCGAATCCGCCGCGATTTCAGCTATGCCGAGGTCAATACCCAAAACATCCACAGCCTCAATCTCTTTGTCCTCCGGCACGTCAACAGTGATATTCAGAAACCACTTGCCCTTGCGAAGAATCAGGTCGGACTCGCCGCGAGGATAGACGAGCAGGGCGCGTTGTTTCTCACCGCAGACAAACGGCATCTTCTCGCGCCCACCAAGCGTCCAGATGCTTATGGTGGACGCCGCGAGGTTCAAGCCGAGGATGCGGGAGTCGTAAGCAATGCTGCCATGCTTGCGAAACACACGCTGAACCTTCTTGTCCAACTTGTAGGCGTCAACGACCTTGGCGTTGAGAAGGCAGACGATTTGAGCGGACAGCGGGAACTCGTCACGAATCTGGCGGTAGTAGGTTTTATGGAGCGGGAATCTGCGAAACTCCTTCGCGTCCCAAGCCAGTTGCGAAAGGCGATTGGCGGCGCTGTTCACTGTTTCCAACGTGGCACGCAGGGCATCCGCCTGAATTGGCGTTGGCAGCAGTTTAATCTGGACAGTCAGTTTCACTTCAACCAATGTATTTCAAAACCTTGAACACGTCAACCACTAAAACATCAACCCGAAAAGTCGGCCTAAAGGCCGAGGTTTCCACCCACAAACTCTGATGAAAATCAATCATCCCACCAAAATCATCGTGCCGGTTGAAACCGCCTTGCGGGAGTGGAATCACGCGGGCGGAATTGTGTCCGAGAAAAAAGATGGTGGGTTCGCCGTCATTCAAGTCGAGGATTTTATCATCACGGCGGAAAAGGTTCGCGGCGATGGAATTTACGCCTTTGACCTGGTTGCGGTGGCCGGCCAAGACATCCGAAACCTGCCGCTGGCTAACCGCTGGGGCATGTTAAATGACCGGGTTGGGACTTTGGCCGAGAACGGAATCAAAATCGTTCCTAGCGTGTCCAGCGAATGCGGGGCGGCCTTCCTGCGGTCGGTGTTGGACGCTGGCGGCGAGGGGTGCGTTTTGAAGGGGTGGAACGCGTCTTATTTCTCGCCGATGCTGGCCGCGAAGCGTGGCGGCGTCTGGACGTGCCGGGTAACTGGCCATGTCGCCGGGACACAATCCGTGTTCATCGAGGACGCGGAGACGGGGGAAGATCGGGGCAAGGTGACGTTAAGAGGGGGAAAATGTGACCAATGCGGAAAAGGTTCAATCATCCGCGTGGCTGGCATGAATTTGACGAGCGCGGGGAAAATCAGGCAGCCGCAACCGGCGCGGGAATGGCTCGTCAAAATTTGAATGCGTGGGGAAAATAAACAAAACAACCAAAAGGAACAAAATGAAAATTGACAGAATGTTCATCGAATCGCCGTTCATGCGTGACGAGCGGCGCAGAATCATCCGGCAGCGAATTTACGTCGTTTCGCTTATGCTGTTATCGTTCGCGGTGGGGATCGCGTTCGCGTTTATCGCGGGAGGTTGCCGGTGAAAAACGCGATTGAGTTTCAAGGCCACCGCGTCATTTTCCGCCACGGTTCGCATATCCCGCTTTACCTTGACGGGAACGAGTGCTTTGAACTGCCGCCGGCGTCGCCGGTATCAGTTTGCGGCTGGCACTTGCGCGATTCAAGCGAGGCCAAATGGCTTGAACTGCATGGGCATAAAATATCCCATTCAATCTGTCCTCGCTGCGCTTTGGAGTTTGGGGTCGAAGCGGGGGAAAATAAGCCATGACCACAACCACACTTGACGCTTCATTCCTGCGCTCGGTCGTCGCAATGACGATGTTCAGGCCGGAGCGGATGCGCCGGTGTCAGGCCGCGCTGCTGATGTTCGGACTCGCGGGTGGGGAATTTACCGCCGCCGCGCTGCCGGGGGAAATTACAGAGGGCAACCGGCACGTCGCCGGGGCCGCTACCGGATCGCTGGTCGCCACTGGCTTGTTGACAGTCACCGGCAGAATCAAATCTCCGCTGCCAAACGCAAAAGGGCGCAAACTTGATATTTTACGCCTGACCTGCATTGAAACCGCAAAGACATGGTTGCGTGCCAACGGCTTTGCAATTCCAGAAACCAACACCCGCCAGATTTCTTTCTTATGACCAAAATCTACGCCGAAATTCACTCCGGGCCAAACGGCGCATTCTGCGGAGTGCGCGAAGAGCCGAGCCGCCGCGATTGGTCACGTGAGCCGTCAATCCTCGATGAGCCAAAATGGAAATTGCAATCTGTGACCATCCCGGCTATTGAGGCTAGGTTCGCGCAGATTGAGCGAGCAACATTCGCGCCATGTGGGGCTGGACATTGAATGTCCAATGCAAAATATATTTGCGGAATCTTTCAGAAAAAGATTGTATTCGGATTCAACCTTTGATAATTTGACGCCAATGAAACGAACAAAAGTATTCGGCAACTCGGATTTGAATGAGGCTTTTCGTCGTGCTGCGTTGGGGGACACTTTTTATGTTATTGGCATTGACGAGCAAAAACGCGCCTACGCCGCAGCCAAGTTTGCCGGGCGCCAGCTTTCAATGAGGCGGTTTCGCGAGGGATGGAAGGCTACCGTGATATGACCGCCGCCGAATCAAAAGCCAGCTACCAGCGCGCACAAGCGCAACGTGACCGCCAAGACGAGCCGAAGCCTGACGACGAGGAAGAACGATTGCAACGGCAGTTGGACGAGGCGGACAGAAAACTGGACATTGAACGAGAGGATGAAATTTGAAATTCACCACTCAACAGCTTTTGGATCATCCGAAGTTCGCCCAACTCACAGGGACGGCGGCAAAGGCTCCCGGCGCGGTGGCGTTGAAACCGCAAACCGCTAACGCCGCGCCGGGGGTCCGCATCCGGCAGGATTCAAAGCCGCTGATGAACAAGCTGGAAATGGAGTTTTTCTTTTTTCTGCAAAGAATGCCGGGCGACATCAAGTTTATCCGACCGCAGTCCATCCGGTTTATGCTCGGAAATGGAATTTGGTTCAAGCCGGACTTCACCGGATTCTTGGACGGCTCCTATTCGGCTTGGGAAGTAAAAGGGCCGCACGCTTTTCGAGGTGGGTTTGAGAATTTGAAAGTAGCGGCCCACCAATACAAAGAAATCCATTGGCATCTGGTTTGGAAGGAAAGTGGTCAATGGAAAACCCAAAAAATACTTGCTTGACAAACTTAAAATCCACACGGAGTTACGACAAAGAAAATTCGATGGCGACAATGACATTTTGGAACGAGAGGCGTCAATGAAATATAACGGCAAGAAAATGAAAAGCTTTGCGCACTTCAAAAGGCAGTTCAATAAACTGCACGGAAAGTCTCCGAAGTGCGAATTCTGCTTGTCGGTTGGGACGCGCAAAGTCACGCATAAAATCACCCACCGCGAATGGCTCATGTGCGATGCGTGCGCCACTCTGCGGCGCTGCAATCGCGGCCCGTATCGCATCGAATTGTTAAAAAAGACGCTCGCGCCCAAAAAACTTTTAGCGTAGTCAACAACAACAAAACCATGACGCCTCAAACCGCAAACCTCGTCACCGCGCTGCTCAAGCTGTATTTCGAGGGCAGGCCGCATCAGTTGCAAAATGGACGCGCCTGCTATTGTGACAAATGCCAGGCATGGGACGCCGTGGAAAAGTTTTCGCAATCCGATTTTGATGAATTGGAAAAATCGCTGGAAGTTGCGAAGAATGATTTTGTCGGGGACGCGGCAGCGAGAAGCAAGCTGGAATTACAATCCAGTCCGAGCAAATCCGTCTGTAAAACGGACGCCAACGAAAGTGCTAATGCAGGGTTCAAGTCCCTGCCGTCCCCACCAATTTAACCAAACCCACAAACGAAAAGGAAATATGACCGAACCAAAAACCATTGAACTTGAAATTGTAAATTCAACTGACGTCAAGATTGAAGAACTGGCTGTCTGGGTTGAATCTCAAATCGCCCGCCTATGAAATCCACCACCAGCAACCCGCCGCCGGAAACGCTCGAATTGGCCACCGTATCGCGTGATCCGATGCCCGTTGCTGCGCCGCGCCATCCGTCATCGCTCGACATCTTGGACGCAGCCGTTCGCGGAGGAGTCACGTCCGAGAATGTGGCCGTGGTCAAGGAAATCATCGCCATGCGCCGGGAGGAGGTAGCTTTTGAAGCCAAGGCGAAGTTCAACCGTGCCTTCTTTGAACTGAAAAAGGAAATCGCTGGCATGGACTTTTACGCGGACAAGGCGGCGAAGAACAACAACGACAAGGTTGCTTATACCTACTGCTCGGAAAAGGAGCTTGCATCAAAACTCGATCCGCTGCTTTTGCGGCATGGATTCACCATGCTCTTTGGCCAGCGTGACGACGGCGGAAAAACGGCGGCAATAATAACGCTGGTTCATCAAGACGGCCATGAGGAGACGCGGGAGTATTCCGTCCGGTCGGGCAACACCAACGCCATGAAGGACGCGACCGCCGCCGACACCGGCGCGACCACGAGCGCATGGCGCCATCTGGTCATCAAAATGTTCGGTCTGAAATCGCGCATCCAAGAATCCGATGACCCCCGAAATTTGGGTGACACCAGCAAGAAGATCACGGCGGCGCAGGCGGAAGAGTTGGAACACCGTTGCAAGATGGTCAACAGTCATCTCCCATCATTTTTGAAACTGGCGGGCGCGGCCACGTTCGCGGAAATTCCCGCTGTGAATTACGAAGTGATGGACAGGCTGCTGGCGTCGAAAGAGAAGGCGGGGCGATGAAAATTTCAACCTACAAAAACGACGACGGCGTTGAACTGCCGATTGTCCAGAACACAACATGGTGGGAAATGGCTCGCGCCGGGATTCCAACAGCGTCGGAGTTTGGCAACCTGATTACACCGCTTTTCAAGCCGCGCACCGGGGAAATGGTCGAGTCGTATTTTGCCATGAAACTGTCCGAGCGGTGGACTGGCACGCCGACGCCGGGGAAGAAAACCCCGGAGATGGAATTTGGCTCGATCTTGGAAGAAAAAGCCAAGCCGCATTACACCTTCATGTTCAACGAGGAAATCATTCCGTGCGGGTTCGCCACTACCGATGACGGGAGAATCGGATGCAGCCCAGACGGGCTTATAGGCGACAAGGGGGGAATCGAGTTGAAGTGCCCCGAAGCGAAAACTCACACCAAATACCTGATGGCCGGCAAACTGCCGGATGATTACGTTTTGCAGGTCTATGGCTCCATGTTCGTCACGGGCCGCGCATGGTGGAAGTTTATGAGCTACCGCCGTAACTTCCCCGCCTACGTCACCACAATCGAGCGCGACGAAAAAATAAACGCCGTCATCGAAGATACGATTTTGGCTTTCTGTGAGCGCCTGGACGCCGGATTCAAGCGGCTTTGCGAAATGAACGGAGGGCCTCCGGCGAGACAGCAGAGTTTGAACATTGCCGCCGAGCCGGTCGAAAACCCAGATTTAACGCCGTAAAATAGTTCTTGCAATGAATGTAATTCTTTGGCAGAGTGTCTTTGTGACGCTCTTAAAAATAACTCTGGCCGCTGGCAACTTGACCATGTTCGAGAGCGTCACACCTACCAAACGTGCGATTTTTGCCAGCGGCCTATTTTTATGCCACAACGATTTTTAAGACCTGGAATAAGGCACAGCGAGCGGTGGAATGCTGTTTCGTTTTCCGCCCAATCTCTTTTTATACGCATCCTGACTTTGGTTGATGATTATGGACGTTACGATGGGCGTGAGGCTGTTCTTTGGGGTGAATGCTTTGCGGTTTGGAACCAGCTACACCCAGACGAATCTGTGACGCTCGCAGAAACTTCAAAACTTTTGCAGCAACTTGCAGCAACTTTTTTACTTGAAATTTATGATGTCCAAGAGAAGAAAAATCCGACAAAACGAGTTTTACAGGTTTTACAGTGGGAGGAGCGAATAAGAGAGGGAACCCGTGAAAAATGGCCTAAAAACCCGAATCCGCAGCAACCCGCAGCAACCCGCAGCAAGTTGCTGCCTTCCCCGCCTTCGCCCCCGCCTTCGCCCCCGCCTTCGCCCCCGCCAGCGCCAGCGCCTTCGGTTGGCTCGTTCGCTGAAATTCCTTCATGGGAAGAATTTTGGGAATACTGCCAGTCTCCGCATTGTGGTATCGCCGCCGAGTGGTATGCCAAAGACAAGTATTGGGCGGCTTGTCAGGATCAGTGGAAGGGCAAATCGAATTGGCGAGCCTACGCAACCCGCGTTCGTGAGTGGTGGAACAACGACGGCAGGCCGATGGCGCCTCCAGTTAAGGGTCGAGCCGGAAAGCCGCAATTAAAACCAGACCATAAAAAAGGATTTTAACCATGAAGAAAAATTGTAAAACTGAAAATTGTCCCAGCATGGCCGAAGTGCCGGACAATCCAACGTTCTCGAAGTTCCCGTTTTATTGCCCGGAGTGTTGTAAGAAGCATTCCGCCGAGGCCGCACAGCGGGCGGAAAAAGAGCTTCGTGATTCCCGCGTTGCGAGTTGGAAAAAGATATGTCCGATTGATTTTCAAGAGACTGACATTGGCCGGCTTCCAAGGCCGGAAAAGGCGCAGGAAGTTCTTTCTTGGATTTACGGGCGCAAGGGATTATTGCTTCACGGGGAAACAGGCACAGGGAAATCCCGTTGTGCTTGGCTGCTTTGCGAGCGTGTTTTTAACACTGGGAAATCAATTCAGATTTTAGGCGCATTGGCGGGGTTTGAATACGCCGGAATTTTTGAAGGTGGAGGCCGCGCCGTGAACGACTGGATTGAGTGCCGCTGCAAATGTGGGCTTCTTTTCTTTGATGACGTGTTCAAGGTGAAGCTGACAGATTCATTTGAGGCTGCGGTGTTCGCCATTGTGGATTACCGACTTTCAAACGGCCTTCCGATTCTAGCGACGCTGAACGACACGGGCGATACTTTGGCTGCGAGAATGTCGTCAGATCGCGGCGATGCCCTTGTGCGGCGTCTCAAGGAAATGTGCGACGTGATTCAATTTTAATCGGGCATCTAGCGAAACAAAGAATATGACAACACTTCCACCAATAGGCCGACCGAATAAAACTGGAATCTCGTTCAAGCTGCTTGGCGGGACGGAATATCGCCGACAATATCAGCGGATGTTCACGCTTCGTAAAACCTCACGACGCTGGTGGAGCGGGCTTTCTCCAAAACTGATGGGGCAGACAAAATACGTCGCGGCGTTCAGGGCTTTGAGAAAACAGCGACTTGTTAGGCAGAGCGATTAACGACATACAAATAAAATGAAAACAACACTGCAAATCTGCACAGAAAATGGATGGCCGCACCTGCAAATACTCGCCAAGCAAATCCGAAAAATCCAAAATGATGCCCGCGATTCGGCCTTCCGCGAGGCGGCGGAATATACAAATCAATCATATCCAAGGCGTGCCGCCGCGATGCCTAACGACATCCCGCCAAGAATCGTGAACGCAGACGGCTCGATAAAGCACATCATCAAAGACGGTGCGAGATACCATGTGGTCTGGTGGGATTCGGAAGGCTCTCACTGCTCAGATCCGGACTGCGAAATAAACCGTCGCCGGGTGTCGCCGAACGCTCCGCATGAGCCATGCGGCGCGAAAAACGAGAACCGTGAATCTTGAACCAACATCCGAACTGCCGAGCGTCCGCCGCATTGTGCTCCATGCGGTTGTTAGACAGCCGGTTTGCGACTCACGAAAATAAAATGAAATAGTGCTTGTGTCGAAACCAGGTTATGATAAAGTGTCGGTGTAGCAGCAAAACGGTTCTGCGGATCACGCCAAGGCGTTTGGAATCCAGATGCGGCGACTCGATCAAAAGACTACCGGCTACAATGTGAGTCCGGTATGGCGAAGATGAGAGATGAAATAGTTTTGCTGCGGCGCTCGCAACGCGACTGTCAGAGTCCTAACGAAACATCGGCGGCAGGATGGCGATCTGCCGCACATAAAATATGACAACATCACCGACCATCTATCTCGACACACTCGAAACAAAACTGTTTGAGGCGCAAGACCCGTCATTTCTGGCCGGCTGGCGTAATGAAACCGCTCGCCTGCACGATGAGTTTCCGGGTCACTGCATCAACACTTTTGGGCAGGACAAGACCGGAAAGCTGAATCATCTTTTCATCTGGTCTGGCGAACTCCTGAACAAGTGAAAACCTACACCAGCGAAGATTTCAAGCGATGGGGCGCGCAAGGCCCGAAGAAGCGGAAGCGCACACGGACAATCACGCCAGCGCAACAGGCCGCGCTTCAAAAAGCTCGCCGCAAAGCTAAACGCTCCGCCCGGCTGCCTAACGTCCCTGCTGAGCCAAGCGGGACTAGCGACTCGAAAAAATCTGGAGCCTGAACGAACAAAACAAAACGTCCAACCCGCATTGGCTCCATGCGGTTGTTGGGCGGCACAATCGAAAGACACACAACAATGAAAGAAAATGGTGAACCAAACTACGCGGGCTGGATCGTCGCATCAATCGTGGCAATCGGCGGTGAACTGAGGCATGGCGCGACGAAAGGAAAATAATATGGCAATCACAACTCATGGTGGAACGACTGATGCGGCTGACAAAACCGGAGGCGCAAGCGACATTGCCTCCAGTGATTTGTTCGGCGCTGGCAGCTTCGTGTTCCTCGACGATAGACCGTGGCCCTTCATGGTCAATAAAACCACCGATGGCTGGTGGCTCTACTACTGGTCGGAAGGCCAGAAAAACTTTGTAACGATGCGCTCGTTGACAGAGCAAGAGGTCGAACGATTCAGAGCACACGCGCTGCCACCGGAACAGGCCAAGCATTACAGGATTGTAGCGGAAAACAACTGGCCAAAATTCAAAGCGCCGAACGATGAAAGCTGAGCCACCGCCGACTCGCGACGTGAACCGCGATAGCGGAACTGCAAGCGCCAACGGCGGTTGCCTCCGGCGACCTGTTAGGCGGATGGTCAATCACAACAAAATCAACAAATAAAATATGAGCAAACAATCCGATGCAAAACTGAAACAAGGATGGACCGCAAAGCCCATCAAAATCTGCACGAACTGCACTCACTTTTCGTGCGACACTGAAACCGTCTCTGGCTTCTACGGAAAATACACCAAAGACAAAAATCTGCGCTGCAAACTCGGCGGCTTCAAAACTGGCAAAACATCAGCCTGCAATGACTGGTGCGCGAATCCGCCTAACGGTGCCTGATGAGCCACCGTGGACTGGAGACTTTATGACTAAAAAAATCCTTGCGAATACAAAGAGACGGCCAACCACGGTTGGCTCCGGCAGGCTAGTTCTACCGCGCTCGCAATATGGTGGAGACGGTTGGTATGCCCTGATGGATGGAACGCGGAGAATCAACCGGATGCAAATGAATCGCTCGACGGCGAAAGAACTAAACGTGGGCCGAAAACTATACGGACACCCTCAATGGTGGTGGGAAGGAAAGCGGTAGAACGCGGACTCAAGCCAGCCCGCACCAACGATATGAAACAGACACAGACGTTACCGATTGCCGAGGCCGCTCCGCTAGGGATTGGCTTCGAGGACTTGTTAGCCTGCGTCTATGGTATAAGCCGCTGGTCGAATCCAAACCGCTCGGCAGCACGACACATAGACGACGGAACTGGTAAGCCGCTATGCGGAAATCAGCGTCATAAATTCTGGCAAACTGAAACAGCAACACCAACCTGCGAAAGCTGCAAGCGCAAGCAGGCTAACGACAAGCTCACCGATGCTGCGCCGAAAAACCAAAAGCCATGAACAAAGCCTCTGACAATCGAAAAACGCTGGACGCCGAAAACTGCGGGAGTAAGCAGCATTCGGTGCAGCGATTTGTTAGACGGCTTTGTGTGATATGTGGAGCAAAAGTCCGCAATCAAAATCCGAAGACAAACACATGCGACCCGATCTGCACACGCGCCAAGCACGCGAGCCGGACACGGCAGGAACAAATCGAGCATGAAATGGCCGTGGATGAATACAACGACTGCATGGCCGGTCACGCTCACCTGTGGTATGAAACCGACGAACCGCGAGTAAAACGAAAGATACGAATATGAGCCAATGCACTAAATGCGAGACAAACTTTGTCGGCACGCCGGAAAATCCTCCGGTGCCGGGACTTTGCAAGTATTGCGAGATCGAAATCTTGCGAAAGGGGATTGATGCGGTCTGCCAACTGATGGCACAGAGCCAAGGAGTAACCGGACTGCATCTGAACGGAGACGTTGCAACGTGGGATGATTTGAGGACGGGCGGCAAGATGGAAGAATGGCTTGTCGAGTTTGACGATGCGGTAAAAATACTACCACCAATATGAGCAACATCAATCTTCACACCTGCGAGAAAGCCGCACCCGGCTGGCAAAATAAGTGCAAACCTTGCGCCGAATGTGAGAGCGAAATAAGACGCCGGAAAATGGCGGATGACTTTTGCCGATCAGAAACCGTGGCAGACTTTGAAAAGCGCACGAACTTGAAGCCGTCTAACATTCGGAGCTGAGCCACCACGAACTATGGACACCCAACAACCAACGACCCTTGCGGAGTCACGGAAAGCGCCAATCGTGGTTGGCTCCGGCGACTGGTTAGACGGCGAACGATAGATATACGAATATGAAAAAGAGCGAAACGAAACTGTCCGAAGTAAAGAAGTGGCTGACGGCATCGGCGCGCAAAGCCTTCGATCTGGCAGTGCTTGCCGAACTGGAGGAAAACACCAAGATGGCGGATGAACTATACGACGCCTGTCACGCGCTGCGAAACGCGAGAGATGAAATGCGAAAAACACCACGCCGGTCAGTGATCCCTAGCAGGAGAAAAACCAACCGGCGCGGCGGCAGCAAGTAAGCAATAATAAGCAAATCAAAAACCTTACGCAACCTATAAAACAAGTCAAATAACCAATAAAACGATATGCTAAAATCTAACACACCAAGAACTGACTCTGCTGAATTTCGGCCAACCGACCACTACGCAATGGTCTGCGATCAAGTGGTATCGTCTAACTTCGCCCGCGAACTCGAACGTGAAAACCGGCGCATGGTCGAAGCCCTTAAGCTGTTCCGAGACTGCGAAGGCAGCTTTGGAGAAAACATCCGCGAAATCGCTGCGAGCGCGCTCCCGATGAGTGAAACACGCCCGGGTAAAACGGCATAAATTCCGACAAGAAACGAGCAAATCATGTGTCCATGACAACTGGCCGGAACATTCATGCGGGTGCGAATGCTATGAACCCAAGTCGCCTAACGCTGCGGGTGAGCTACAGCCCCCGCCGAACAACCCAAAGTGAACAATATGCAAAACGACTCGAAACAAACTGAGAGCGCGGGGGCTGTTAGCTCCACTCGCTTGTTAGACGGCCCTCGTCCCATCACACCAGAAGACGTGACTAAAGAGGGCGACCGCAACTATGACATGGGACGCAAGCACGCGATGGAGGAAATGCAACCCGCACTCCTAGCTCTGGAAAGGCTCTTTCTGTCGTGTGTCCATCTTCGGCTGCGATGCGAGACGGTGTGTCCATCCATCAGATCCTACGGAGACTGGAGCGACAACACAAAGGCCATGCGAATAGCCGAGAACGTGCTCAGGCCGTCTAACATAAAAGCTGAGCGATGACGCCATCCCAAGACATCCAAATTCAAGAGCAGCGCGTAGGCGTCATTCGCTCCGGCGTCTTGTTAGAGAGCAACCCCGAAGGCGTGTTCTTTTATGATGGCTACTGGATCGCCGAAAAGCGGGTGCATGGCAAAAGCCGCCGCAAACACTTTCCGGTAAAGCAATACGGCGAAGCCTCGAGACAAATGGCGATAGATGCACGCAACCAAATGGAGAGGAAATCCGCGCAGAAAATCAAATGCCAACATTGCGGGGCTGAATTTGTCTATCTCAATAAAAAAGGAATCGGGCGCGTGCCGAAATTCTGTGCGCCGAAATGCCGTGTCGCAAACTTCACAAAACGATTCAGAGAAAAAACACATACCGCCTATCGCTCAAAAGAGCGTCACATCAATCGTCTCGGCTTCGGTTTAGAAATCAAATCACAGAATGGCATGAAGTGGGAAGAAGCCATATCTGCCGTCAACTCTGCGAATAGCAGTGAGGTGGTCAATTTTCAAGACATCGAGTTTTTTTGGAATGGAATCGCACTAGAAACTCCGGTGGCTGGCGATGCAACTCTGGCTGACATCCTGCCGGATGAAAACGGACAGGAATACACCGACGAGCCAACCGACGAGCCAACCGACGAGAAACGCGAATATGTGAAAAAACTCTTGAGCACGCTAACTGAAAACGAGCGGAAAATAATCATGCTGCGAATCTCCGGCAAGACCGGCCCGGAAACCGGGCGCATTTTGGGATTCACTAAACAATACGTATCTGTGAGCGAAAAAAACGCGATGGAGAAACTAGGGCTTCAAAAGCTGGCTCGGTTCAAACTATTCGCGCGCCCATCGCGCCCGCACTTGCTCTCTAACGCTCCTGCTGAGCCATCCCGCACTAGCGATGCACAATAACCAGAAACCCGTAGCGGACAAACTGCGATGGCCAATAGGGATTGGCTCCGGCGACTTGTTAGGCATCGCGATTAACAACATACGAAAAATGAAAACAAAAGAACAACGAATCAACGAAATCGAAAGCTCGCCAGAATATAACAACTGGCGATA